GTAAGGGTTTTTGTTATAAACCCCGAACACATCAAAAAGATCGTCTGCATTATCAATCCGTACAGCGTTTTCAGCTTTGAGAGTTTCAGTATCAATAACCTGAATAGTCTTTTCAACTACAACAATCAGGTCGGGCCACTTTGCTTTTGTCCATATTTGCTTGATGCGATGGTTTAATGATTTACTGAAGTCTACAACCTCAGCATCAAGCAATTCATCTACACCTCTAAATGAAGTGTATTTCGAAAGTAGGTCATTAAAACTTACAGTTCTCAATCGAGTCGCATCTCAGGGTTGTCGCGTCTGAGCTCTTTCAAAAAGGTCTCATCAGTCATAGCACCGGGGTTAGCTTGTTCGATGTTCATGTAGGTTTTAAGGTCGTAAACCGCTCTTGGTCTAACACCAGGTCCGAAGTTCATCTTCTCTGCTTCTTTACGAATACGCCGAGATCTCTCTTTATAAGTATGATTATCCCTAGCGACTGCTTCGTCATTCGCTCTAGCTAAAGTTTCAGATAGCTCAGAATTTGAGACCTTACCGCCTCCTGATTTTACAATTATGTTAAGTGGCATGATATTGAGATGTAGGTAAGGGCTGACCCCGAAAATCAGGGTCAGCCCTCCTGTTTAACTGTTAAAGTTTAGACGATTGATCCGATAGCTCTTGGATTGGTCACGCAAAGAGTTAGAATCGTACGAGCATTAAATCGCTCTCCTCCGAGGCTATTTGGAAGGTCTTCCACAGTAACGGGCTGGAGTACTTTCAGGCTAACTGTGTCGTCGGTAGGAATCAGAGCTCCTGCCTTTCTTCCAGCTGCTGCGAGTGCTGTCCCTGATGCTCTATTTAAAAATAGGCTAGGAATGACCTGCACGATCCCAAAATCTGTGACCAGCTCGACCACACTAAGGGTCATCGTGGTTCCAGAAATGTTAGCATTGAACTGGGCTCTAGACGCATCTCCAACAACATTAAGTGCTCGAGAAAAATCTGTGACCGCGTTCATCAGCTCACTTCCCGCGAACAATCTGTAGGTCTGACTTTTTCCGCCAGCTTCGTATACAGACTGGAGTAATTTCCGAAATTTTGCTTCCGTTACTGTGTTGTTAGTGAAGTCAAAGCGACTGTTTACAGCAGTACCATTTTGAGCGGCTGTGCCACCAATACTGCGGAATGCTTGCTTTGCGGCAGTATCAAAAACACCATTCGTAGCAGATGGATTGCTCAAGTGAAAAAATCCACCAAGCTTGTCTCCAACTGTGGTTGTACCAGCCGCAGGAACCTGACCGGATCCTATAGCTGCCTCTACATCGGTCTTCAAAGTCATTAACTGTTTTGCCTTCGATGCTGCTAGTAAACTGGTTTCGGGCCCGGCTACATCTATGAGCTCTGCGATAGGGCTAACTGTACTAGAGCGATCAAAACTTTGAATTCGATTTCCGATTCTTACACGACTTGAAATAGAGTCCTCATAATCGGTGTTGTGAACCAAATCCTTGCCATCAGGTCGCGGTACATAATTTGGGTTTTCCAAATCATCTACTAACCATTCTGTGAAAAGAGCTTTGGGTGCTGCGGATTGCGGAAGCGTAGAATACATCGGACATTGATGGGGCGCAACTCTGCGCAATTGGTTCGATAAATCTTCACGTGCTCCAGACTGGGAGGTGACTGTTACTGTTGATGCGATTGCCATGATAAAATAAAAGTTAGGTTAAGAATGCTGCAAGTTGGTCGACCGATATAGCGCCTGATTTTCCGACGATTGCTTCTTTCTTCTTTTGTTGTCTGACTTTTTTGGACTGAACTGGTGGTGCTATTGAATCACCAATGTCAGTTACCGGAGGGGTCTTCACTTTGGCTTTGGGTTTTACCTTCTGCCTTGCTTCAATTGAAGCCATACCTTCTACGATAACTCCTGCGATAAAATCTCCATTTGGTAAGCTGTCTAAGATTGGCTTGTACTGCTCTGAATTTCTTATCTGAACAAATGACTCGTAATTAGCTCCGTCTTGTTTTCCCACATATGGGAAAACAGTTCGGGTGTCTTCTGCCCATTGCTGTTTCTCGAAAAGATATGAAGCTCTTTTTGGAATCAAATCTGTTAGATGCTTATCCGCTTCCCTCAGAATTGATCTGATCTCATCTCCATCATACTCTTTACCATCCTCCTCGACATAATCCTTTCCGACATGAGAAAGAGCCCAAGATTTTGCTGCTTGAGCCTTCTTGCGGTGGTTCTCCAGTTCCTGAATAGTATTCATATCATTCAGATCTAGATCAGTAGAATCCTGCTCTTGAGTTGGCTGTGTTTTAAGAGATTCGATTTGTGCCTTTAATTCAGCAACCTCTTCCTCAGCTCCCTTACTTCTGGCTGTCAGGCGTGATACCTGTTTAAGAAGCTTTTGAACTGATTTAGGTTGATCATCTTCAGCACCTTCATCCTCATCTTCTCCATCAGACTGTGAAAGATCGCTGCCGTCATCTTCCTCCTCTGTTTCTGCAACCTCTGATTCGGTGACTTCTTCAGTTGCCTCAGGTTCGGTTTCTTCTTCTGCCTTTGTTTCAACTCTTTCCATAAAGGAACTAGCTAATTCATTTAGCGAAAGATCGGCGTTTGTGTTTTCTGCTCCCGTTTCGACCGGAGCCTCGTCAGTTTGTGTTGGTTGTTCCATCCTGCGTTTGGTTTTAGGTTCGCACTCCTCTGTGAGCTGGATACAGCTCACCAAACACTATTATGAGCTATGAAACCTAAAACGGCGCAGGGGTCAGGGTTTGGCAGAATTACCCGCAAAAACAGTAATAAAAATCAAAGGCATTGACCGGTGCTTTGCTGTAGTGTTTTTTCGTGCCTATGAAGTGCCGAAATTTTCTTCTTTTTATGCTCATGTTTATATCATGGGCTATGACTTCCTGTGAAAGAAAAGATTCGTTGGAAAAAGCTGAGGAAGCTCAAAATTACCAGAAAAGTTTTAATGAATACAAAAAAAACTTTGATGAATACGAAAAAAGCCTTGAATCTTCATTTGACAGGAATCTTCGATTAGCAAGGGAAGGGAATGCAACAGCAATGTTCAATCTAGGACACTTTTACTCGAAAGGAAAAGGAGTAAAGGCAGATGATAAAAAAGCTTTTGAATGGTGGAAAAAAGCAGCAGATTTAAATTACACAAGTGCGATTCACAATGTCCTTTGGGCATACCAAAATGAAAGGGGTGTCGTAAAAAATAAGATAGAGGAAATGAAGTATGTCAAACTATCTGCTGAAAATGGTAATGAGCGTTTGTACCTTTATTTAGCTATGCAATATCAATACGGAAAAGGAGTCATTAGGAATGAAAAACAAGCTTTCAGATGGATCAGTAAGGCATATGAAAGTGGTAACAAAGAAGCAATTTGCTTTCTCGCAGATTGTTATGACCGAGGGACAGGGGTTGAAGAGAATGCAACAAAAGCTGTTGAGTTATACGAGGAAGGAGCATTTGCCGGGAAAAAAAGGGGAGTGTCTGCCTTGGTTGTAAGATACGGAATGGGGGAAACAAAAAATTACAAAAGAAAACTTATGTGGTACTTAATCAATAGTGCCTTAGAGGAAGAATATGTAGATTTAGACCGTTACAAGAGGTTGTACAAGGTTACTCAGACTGATATCGATGAAGCAACTGAAGAAGCTGAGAAAATCATCGAAAGTGTGAAATTCGATTAACAAAACCATATTTTCAATGAAGTCGTCTACTGAAGATCAGAAAAGTTTTTTGGAAAAACATGGTCATTACATTCCTCTATCAATATTTGCCATCTTTTTGCTTTGGGTTTTCGATGTGTTCGAAGATAAAAAAGAACCTGAGGGCTACAAATTTGAATCAAACAGTTCAAAAGTAGATAACTACCTATATTTTGAAACAGCAAATAATGGAAGTTTTGTCAGATGGGTGAGAGTTGCTGGGGATTATGAGGGTAACAAGACTATGTCTTTTTTCACTTTTGGTCCAAAAATCCTAAAAAATAAAGTTCTTTCCAGTAACCGATTCGTAGGGAAAGTAATGCATAACCCTGATGATAAGAATCGGGCAAGCTTTCTAGATACCCAGTTATTTGAAATTGGAGATAAATTTGTGTTTGGAGACGGGCAAACAGATGGCAATCAGTCTTACAGAATCAATAATGTTTTATTTGCTAACAATCTTGAGTACTTGATTGTGGAAGCAACCAACGAAAATAATGAGAAATCGCACTTTTATATCAGTCCAACTGATCGTGAAGATTGACTGACAAATTATTCGTCAGGCTCGAAGTCGACTACTTCTTCATCAAGCCAGTCTTCTATTGCGTCAACTGCGGCAGCAGCTAAATCTGGCACATCTAGATCTGACTCTTCAAACCATCTGTTCAAATCGGATACAATAACCGATTTGAACTGCTTAATCTCTTTGACTTTGCCCATTGTTGAAAGTCCGAATAATTCGATCTAAAGTTGATATCTCTCCTCCGAGTCTAGCTAGTGCTTGTGGTGCATCCATTAACTCAGGAGTGTGAAAATCGTTTATCAACATTTCCCGCTCTTTTTCGAGAAACTCCATAATGATGTTCCACTCAGTAGTATCCTTGATACTTCGTAATGCTTGATCAATTGTCATAATATTAAGCTGCTGCGGGAACATTCCCGGGTTCGGTTCCTAATTTACCAGTAAGAGCATTTTGCTGTTGCTGGACCTGGAAAGTTAGCTGGTTAACATATGTGTCGAGCCTGGCTTTAAACTTTTCGTCCTCCTGTAATTTCTGCTGCAAATCCTCTGCGGGAATAGTCTCAGTTCCTTGTAATATAGATTGTATTACCTGAAGTCTTAACTGAGCATTAGCATTCTCTGGAGCGTTTACTACCATGCCTGAAGAGATTTTGGAGAAGTCTTGTGTCACTTGCTCGATCTCTTTGGTGGTCGCTTCCTCTGCTGGTGCGATAAGTTGACTTGCGAGATTTGGATCGATGGCGTCGAGGAAAGTCCTAAGGAAAACATCGTACCTTGCTTGTCCTTGCCTATCGTATTGAGCCATGATTTGTCCGACCGCCTGAAGCTTTTCGATAACTTGTTTTTCGTCAAAGTTGTTAGAGTTGATTGACAATGAGAAGTCGTATTCATGAGCTGTCTCATCCATCACGATGTTCATCAATTGGGCATTATTCGTAACTCTGAAAAAGATTTCAGAATTATAACTTCTATCTAAGATCCACATTTTACGAAGTACCTGTGAGATTCCGTGTAGCCAATTATCGATCATACCCTGACGAATTAGATTAGCTTCAACCGCATCCGCTTCAGAGGTGGGTCTGCCAGTCATCTTCGCAGCTAAAGTTCTTATCTGCATTTCTACTTCCATGCTGGCAGGGTGGGGTTTCGGGACCTCCATGAATCCTACTTCTCCGCGTCTACGCACCGGAATTCGTGCGCCCGCGCCGATCATTTCTGGCTTCCTACCAATTTGGTACTCCAATGGAGGACAAGTTGCTAGTGATGCCATATCTCTACGCTGATCCATTTCACTTTTGACCGCCGTTTGATACGACCTAAGCAGCTCGGGTAATCCGCGTGAATCAAATAACCTTCTGGTTATTTGTTCTCTAGTAATACAAACGAATGGGTAGCGTCCTGCATCCACATTCATTATATATTTCTTAGCATAACCTTCTGCATTTTCAGAGAAAATGGTAGTGCAGCATATGGGGATATTATCCTCATCAACTTCCCGGCGGTAACAGGTTATAAGTCTGATCAATCCATCAAAATGCTCAGGAGCCTCATGTTGACCGACTAAGACATTTTGTCTGAATCCATCGTGCTCATTCGAAAAGGATCCAGTTGTGTTCTCTATCGCATCTTTTACAAAATCTTCATCGAAGCCGTCAGTTTTTACTTTTCCCATCAACTGTTCCGGCGTGAAGTAGGATACTACATAGATTGCTCTTGCTGACTGTAGATCCTGAATATTTGAATCTACAATTAAATCTCTGCCGAGCTCGTAAGAACGAAGGGTGGGGCGGTTAGTTATTACCTTAGTGGTAGGAACCTCGGTTACACCATCTTTCCTCAGTTCTTTGTACATCTTTCTAATGCGAGATTTAGAAATGTCAGGAAAAGCGCCTTGGAGTAATTCCAAGGCGCTATCCTTCATCTCATCGTCTTGCAAAGCTGCTATCAATTCTGGAGAAATGGCGGCGATCTCCTCGAGTGATAATGGACGAAGAACTCTTGTGACTTCTCTTTTAAAACTTACGCCGAAAAAACATATTCCGTTTTCCTGTAGGTAGTTCGCTCCGATGGATATTTCTCTTGGAAGCTCATCCATAGTGCTTACTCGCCACTTCATGAAATTGGATACTATTGCTGAAGAGCTTATGTCTGATGTCTCAACTGGTGACGCGACTATATTCGCTTTCTTTACTGATGATTTGAGGATAGCAATATCTGCATCCACAATCGGGCCCACCAAATTTCCCTCCAAATCTGAGGCTCCCATCCACGGAAACGAATCAGCCGATTCCTTTCTCGAAGTCTTGCTTTTACCCGCCCAGAGGTTTCTTCGGACATCCCGATTCTCTTCTGACAAATCGAGATAATACGATAGATTCGTACGACATCTCTCAAAGTCGGCTTTTAACACATCGATGTCAGGCTCGATGTCATATTCCTGTAACTCGTTTTCTGGTTCCGCCATGTTTACTCCTTTGATTGTAACAAATGTTTTTCGACTTTGCGCAGGGCTTCTTTTTCAATCCTACGAATGGTGTCTTTACTGCATCCGACAAAGTCGCTTATCTCTGTCCTCGAAAATTCTGGTGGGTCTTCATCTTTGCTGATTGCGTCTACAGCACCCTCTACAACCATAGCTCGAAGCATCGAATTGATGCGTCTGTTTTGCTCCTCAGGAGTTTCCTCACACAAGTCTGTAGATGGGATCTTCACTAAATTCTACTCGTTGAACCTTGATGGTTTTATCTCTTCGATAATTCATCCCCGGTTTTACTACGCACTTCGCGATATTCTCTGGTTCTCCAAAATAAATCATGATCAGTCTCGGATTGATGCATGGCTTGAGAACTTTCGCTTCGACAGTCCCTCTTGGTAAAAGAGGGTTTTCATTTGATTGACGGATGGCTCCTTCTGTGACCTCAGACTGTTGTTGTCTGGCTTTAATAATATTAATTACAGAAGCCTTACTAATCTTTGTCGCTTTTGCTATGTTGCCATAACTCGTTCCTTCACCTCTCAATTGAAGAACCTTATTTTTAATGGCTGGAGTAATTTTCATTTTCTCCGTCCGTCTAAAAGTTCTTGCTCTAATGCGTACAAATAAAACCAGAGATCGGTGACCTCCTCTTTACAGGCATCGATTTTCTGGAGCATATGCATTCTAGAGAGCCCTTTGTCTCCATTAGGGTTATGCTCCTGAATACCCTTTAAAAACTTTGCTCGAGCATGATGTTGGAATTGCTCGAGTGCGTCTTCCATTAGTTCTTCATCTCTCATTATTTCTCCTCCTTCTCTCTGATTTTCTTAGCAATCGCTTCTAGGGTTTCAGCTGTTTCTAGATCAGCCTTTCCTAAATAAACTTGTACCCGGCAATAGCGGCTTGCTCGCCTTGGTTTCATGACCCCAGATTGACCATAAACCTGTGCGATCAATTCGTCGCCGTAGGCGTGTTGATTTAATGCAAGGGTCAAACTCACTTTGCCGTCTAGATGAAATTTGTCCTTTCCGAATGCAGCCTCTCCACGGCAGTCCTTCATTTGACGCTCCCACATGAGGAAAGTTATTCCATGTGCCATGTCGCCTTCGCGCTTGTCGCATCTATGTGACCACTTAGACATTAGTATCCACCTGTTCCGGTTACCTCGAACTCCGTGTCGTCATAGTAGCGATGGTTGCCAATCGCTATATATCGCAAGCAGTCGACCGGATCTTTAAAAATTGATTTTGGGCCCAGCTCTACCTTGTAATTCATGCAGGACTGGAGCGTGTTTCCGCATTTATCTGAGAAGATCAACTTCGGATGATTATCAAAACCAATGGGTTTTGATGTATCATATGCGAGTAAAGACTGAATGCTCTGTAAGCCAGTTTCTATATCAAGACCTTCTGCCGGAATCGCATAAATTTCTTCGTCGGCAAGGTCAGAAATTATATTACTGGTTCCCTCAGCCGCTTGATAGGAAGCCGCACCAAGTCTGGGGTCGATCACAATCTCAAGATTATCAAGACCCTTGGTCATATTTTTAATGACCTCAGCATAGTCTCGGATTCCGTAGCCGTTTGGCGCGGCTGCCTCGCCGGGTTTATCTTCACCCTTCTCGAGGTCAGCCCATGAGCCGTATTCAGGGGAAGGAAATTCGTCGATTACATAATGGCAGCCGTTGGCGGTTATCCCGACCAGAATCATGAACCAAGGTTTAGCTCCAGCGGGGTCAATCGATAGGACATAAACACAGGGGTTATTCTCAGGATCCTTTATGATCGGGATCTCTTCGTGCCTGTAGATTACTTTGTCGTCAAGATTTCTGAATACAGTTGTGCTCGGTTTTGTCGGCAAACCATACGCCCTGCATTTAATTTCATCTCGAGGTGCTCCAGCAAGCTGTGCCTTAGTCGCTTTCCACGAATTGAAGGGATTGTCCTGAGTATGGAAATAGACGATTCTGGCGTTTTTGCGTACGCTTTGCTGAACGATGGGTACTTCCTCATTATCCAGTAATTCAGCTGGTTTAGAAATAAGGGTTCGGGCTCCCGAAAGGTAGCTACTTACTACATTTGTCCAGCCGCTCACAGTTGTGAAACTTAAGAGTATTCTGGCGGGGATACCTTTTGAGTCTGCCCGGGTGAGGCAGCGGTATCGAAGTGTTGTGATCCATGGCATCGGGATCTCCTCATCCGCCCATATCCCGATTGCATGACTGCCATCGACTGGATCATCTAATAGTCCAACCTCGCCGCCCTCGAGCGAGCTTATATCTTGAGCCCAAACCCGAAATGTTACTGTGGAGCGGTTAGGTAAAATGAAACTGCTGTTTGTGAATCCATTCTTATAACTGAAACTCACATATGAGACTCGACCTCTTCCAAGCTTTTTGAATTCGTTTGGAAGGTAGCGGTAAACGGCTGCTTGCTGGTGAGCAATTGAGTTTTGAGAGTTTGCGGTCAGACACCAGATATTCGCACCCGGATTCTTGACCGCTGTCTCGACAACTCTCCGAGCGCAAAATTCTGTTTTTGAACTGCGATTACCGCCGAGCAAGAGGAGCTCTCCGTGATCTTTGAGTTGTTCGTCTGCCAGCTTCCAATGTGGGAGCTCTACTCCGAAATTGTAAGGATCCTCCTTCTCGCGAGCGATGGCAGCCTCTCTTGACTCCCAGTATTGGAGCAATCGCTCTGCACCCATTTTCACCTGGTCCTCTTTCGAGGGTATATCCAAGAGCGGGTGATGTGACCATGTTAGCGCCATTTGACCTTATGCTGAGGGACGCTGTGAGATTTAGACGGAAAAAATTTGCCCTTTGGCAAAATTTTTTCATTTGAGCTAATGGTTTCAGTTTGAACCGCTCCGGCTTCATCGACCCCCCGCCCCCCCTGTTTGCGGTCACAAAAGTGGTCACAAAAGCGTCTAGGTCGGGACCAGGAGCCTTTGTTTACTGATGTTAAGGGTTATAGAGTAATTGATCTATAGTGAACTCACAGCACTTTTTCCGTCTAAAATTCAGGTAGTGCTCTAATATTGGAAAAGTCTTTTGGAACCTTTCACCCATTATCGCTATGCCAACTAAAAAGAAGAGAATCAATATCATCCCAGACAATCTTCCACCGCTCCAAACGCCTGAGGAGACTTGTCCCGCTCTTTACACGGGTCAGTCCTTATTCGAGAAGGATCCGAAAAAGTATGCCCTCGCGGTACAGCTCTTAGGCGAAGGTAAGCCAATGACCAGAATAGCAAAGTCGCTCAAGATCTCACCAGAGACTGTGAGTGCCATCGCGAAAAGAGAGAAGGGCAGCATCGATTCAGTTCGAGAATTGACCGCTGGCTTGACCTCGTATGCCGCTCAAGCTTGTGTCATGAAGATAATCCAAGCACTCGATGAGGATAAAGTTCCAGTCGGAGTGCTGCCAATCGCTTTCGGGATCCTCGCCGATAAGGAGAGACAGTATCAAGGCGAAGCCACGACCATCATCGAGCATCGTAAAGTAGTGACCATCGACGAAGTTCAGAAGGAGCTCGAGTCGATCAAGAACGAAGCAATCGATGTCGAGCCGGGTGAATAAATTTTACACATTTTTCATTTTTTGCGCGCCAAATCCAGAAACCTTGTTATAATAGCGACTGAGCGTTTAAGCGAAGGAGCTAATAAGTGTTAGAGCTTAAGAGCGTTAAAGATTCGCTCTTAAGGAGCGAATCTTAAACTCTATAGAGTATAAGAGCTAAAGAGTAGGGGGGTTATTAGGGGGGATCGCGGCTCGGATCCAAGTTTGTGTCGCCAACGACAAATTAGGGCTTTTAGATGGGATACAATATATAGTTATTCGTATGAGTTTTTGTGTTAAAGTATTTATTTTTATTTTCGTCTACATAGTGATCATTTTTGAAAATAAACCTAGCTTGAACAAATGAATCTAGTATCGCCTTATCTAAATCCCACCATTCTCCACAAGTAACAAAATTCCATTCATTTGAATCAGTATTTGAATCTTTATTTACCTCAACCCATCGGTCACAGAATTTTTTCAGAAACCATGAATACGAATTTATAGTCGATTCGATAAAGTGTTCTAATGCCTGTAATTCCTTATTATGCGACCTCAGACAAAGACGAGTACGACGCCGGTAAAAGCTAAAGTCTTTGTCAATTGGTGGTATATACTGATCATTAAAAGTATCATCTCCCTTAGGTAAATGAGGAATAATTTTAAATCTAAAGCTTACTGAGCTTATTTCTGGTGTTCCTTCTGAGTCAACTCTATTGAAATCTTCTGTTACTTGGTAGGTGTAAAATATTGTTTTATTATTACTAAAGTTCTTCATCTAATTATTCAGGCTTAGCAGCAGCATCTTTCTTCTCCTGCTTTTTGCTCTTAATTTCCTTACCTTCCCAAGTCTTTTTGTAGTATCGCTCCCAGTCATCTACTTCCTTCCCAAGATCTACTAATCTACAGAGATCCTCGACTAGGGGCTTTACTTTTACTTGTGCTGAAGAGTGACCATGCGGAAAGTAGTATTCGAATTCGTCTCCATTTTTATACTTAGCTTTTTGAGAATCCCCTAATTCAAAATGAGCTCGAATGAATGCCTGTACATCAGGGTGTAAAATATCGTGAGCTTTATAAGGACCCTCTACCCAGCACTCTTCTTCTTTAATTTCGCGCTTCGAGTTCCATTCATCTGCTTTTCTTTTAGCTTCTGAAAGTGGAACAGTTTTACCCTTCAAATAATCTTCTGGTTTCTTTAACTCCCTGTTGTAAACAGCCTCCTTGTGCTTGAGCTTTGAAGCCTCAGGATTGTCAGTTTCTTTATTCTCTCTGGCAATTCTAGTCCAAAGAGTAGGGGCTTCCGCTGTCATGTTGCATTTAATAAACTGGGCTATGTGTGAAGCTCTGAGCGGTTCTGTGGCTCCTTTTCTCTTAGCGTGATAATCTCTTATCTGATCTAGGCAATTAGTCACCTTTGATACAATGTCATTCGAAGACTTTAAAGTCTTCGACTGATTAGCTTTCGGTGTTCCGGCAACTTTAACAAGTTCTTTGGTTATTTTTATGTTAGCAAAAGACCCTTCTTCGATCTCTACTTCATCTGTTTCTTTTTCCTTTGTTAACTCATGTATCTCTTCTGGAGTTAATGTTTTACCAGTCAATGCAGCATTGTCCTCTATTAGACCAAAAGGGCGAGTTTTGCATTCAAACATGATAATTTGACTAGCAAGCTTTTCGTATGCTTCAGTATCTTTTGGAAACTTATCTTTTCTATTTAAGATTTCTTCTTCTACCCATTCGAGCTGTTGATATTCTTTTTTTGTTATAAGACGAGGGACCAATACTGGCTCAGCATCAATAGGTCTTATTTCTCTCTGAGTAGTAATCCAATCACAAATGACTTGCATCTCTCTAAGAGAAAATTCTTTTACATCTTCCTTTGTGAACTCTGGAAACCTCAACTCGCTAACCTTTAAATGATTGCTCGTAATCTTAACCGACCCTTTTTTCATGACCGACTTGATATATTCAGAAACTAGTTTTTTGGTACTTGTCTGTGTCCCTTGCCCACCTTTATCAGACAAACCCCAGATCTCAGCTAACGCGGTTTTTTTTGATTCTTGCTGAACCGCTTTCGATAGGTGTTCAGCGACTTGCAATTCCTGATCACGAATCACAAATGCTGCCTTAATAAGTAAGTCAGCCTCTCTACTAAAGGGTAGCATAGTTGCATGACTAGTTTCTAAATAGTCATGAAATGCGTTACCAACTCCGGTTTCCTCGCAAAACTTATCAAATGGAGCAAAGTGAAGAGCCTCTCTTTTTGGTATATTCTTTAACTCTTCAAGTCTCTGATCTTCCGGTAAACTGATGTAATAACAAATTTTCGGGTGTGTAAAGTAATCACGCCCAGCTAACTCTAAAGCAGTTTTTTCATCAGCCTCAAAAACCCAGTAATGCATTTTATGAAAAAGGTGTTGAGTGAGTTCTTGAAAGAAACGATCAAATCCAAGTTGTTTATCAGATAGCCAAATAGCTATTCCTTCCAATCGAAAATACTCAACCGCCACTCTCATTTGTAAAGTTGCTCTATGTTGTGTTGCCCATGTCCATACCAAATTGTGCAAATGGTGCTGTACATCATTTCTTCTCATCCAAAAGTCATCCATTAGGGGACTTGGCATTGCAAGTAAACCACCACGCCATTTTGTTAGATCCTCATCATTGTCGAATGAGTGCTCGTAATTTAGACAAGACTTAACGATAGATTCTATTACATAAGCGATTGCTCCAATATCATCCTTAGGATGGGCTATGTCGGCTACTTTGGCGGCAACTTTTATATCATTCGAGCGAAAGCTGTGTGCCATATTTGTTATGTTATCTAGGTAATCTATAAGGTGCATGGTTCTTAGAAATTCTTGGGGTCAAATGGGTGGTGAATGGGCTGATGTCAAGCCCAAAAGGGCGGAAAAGCCCTCATAATGCCCTATAAATGCCCTGAAAGTTCATTTGGTCAACCGAATTTTCGTCTAAATTTTCTGATATTTGAGAAAATGAAATTATGGCAAATGACTACACGACTTATACTTTCATCGCCGATCCCGGCTTCAAATCAGGTTCTTATTGCGTATGTGCAGACGGACTCGAGCACATAGAATTATACAACCTAGATTCGCTCACAGACTTTATCGATCATGTCCAAGAATATGCATCAGCTCATAAAGGTTTAGTAAGAGCCGTTTTGGAAGATGTTCCAGTTTTCTGCGGCAAGAATACTCCATCTTACACGATTTTCAAATTAGCCAGAAACTTTGGTTTCCTTGAGGGAACCTTCCGAGCGCTGATGGTTCCTATTGAATATTACTCGCCACAAAAGTGGCAGAAACAAATACCCGGACTCAAAGGGCTAACAGGTCAGCCCCGCAAGAGAGCCATACGCGAGTTCGCATCAACGCTCTACCCAGTTTTGAAGCCGACCATCAGGCAAGCCGATTCCCTGATGATCGCTCACCATCACTTTAATCGTTAACCATAAACCAAAGGAAGTTATGAAAATAGCTAAAGTAGCCGGAAGCGGCGGTGGATTTGATATCCCCACACCTGGTCCCGTTGGAACCCATCCAGCAATTGTAGTAGATGTAATGGACGAGCCTCAAAAGCTTGTACCTTCTTACGATAATCCAGCCGAGTTAGTGAAGAAAGATGTCACTCGAATCCTGTATGCATACCAAGCAAATGGTTCGAATTATCTTTGCCAAACTTGGGAGATGACTGTGAGCTCCTCGCCGAAAGCGAAACTCTATAATCACCTCAAGGATCTCATGGGAAGTCCTCCTCCTTTTGAGGATGAGGACTTCGATTATTGCGACCTCATTGGCACTCATTGCCAAATCACAGTTGCAAGTAAAGTGAGTCGTAAGGGTAAATCTTATGTCTTCGTTGATTCCGTGGGCCCAATCTTGGAGGAGTCCCGTGCTCGATGCCCAAAGATTGAAGACATTGAAGTTCCCGGTGGCAGATTATGCCCAATTCCTGAAAAGGCAGGAACCGATAAAAACCCATTCTGATGAGGTCTGCGGCTAAAAAGGTTCGTCCCTTAGAGAGTCGCATCCGTGCGTTGGGTCATCGCCTCGGCATTGCCGAGGTCGATGGCTCGACCAAGGATCTCTCTAATCAGAAAAGCGAACACGCGAAACTTCTTAAACAATTGTATTGGGGAAAGGAGGGTAAGTAGATGCCTTTCAAAAAGACAGTTCATGCTTACGAACCTTCAACGGGTGAACCTATTTTCAATCTGTCAAAATCAGAAGCCAAGAAAGCTGGTCTTTACTTATCGGTAACTGAGATTCAGTCAGTCGAAGCAAAGCCAGCACTTGAATATTGGAAAATCAATGAGCACATAAAAGCTGCGATGCGTACTCCTATCATCGAAGGTGAAGAGGAGGCTAATTACATTAAGCGAGTCCGTGCCAATATGTGGAAAGGTTCTGGCGGTGCAGCCGCACTTGGAACTTCGATTCACGAAGGTACTGAATCTGTGCTTAAGGGTGAAAAGACAATTGATGATCTCGACAGCGAAATCAGGAAATATGTGATTCCATGCAAAAGGTATTTCGACTCCAAGGGGTTCGAAATAATCAAATTGGAAGAGACTGTTGTCTCTCCGCTTGGCTATGGCGGCACAGCGGATTGCATTGCGAAAGCGCCTGGCGGTCAGCTTTTCGTTTTGGATTGGAAATCGACCAAAACAAAGGGCAGGAGCGGGCTTCCGTACCAAGGTCAACCCGAACAAGTATCCGCTTACGCCTCTGCGTATTTCGGTCAAGGTAGGGTAGAATCAGCCACGGAAATCTGGGGTGCTAATTTCTACATTAGTACCGACGAGATAGACGATGAAGGTCATGCAGTATCCAAAGTGGTCAGCTATGATCCAACTGAACTCGCTGGGCATTGGGAAACCTTCAAGTTGGTTTTGGACTTGTGGAAAAAACGCGAGAAGTACGACCCCACCAAGTAATGAGATTCTTCGTTCTAACCACAATTGCCTTGATGGTGAGCTCTTGTTCAACACAGCCCAAGTATTTTGTGTGTGCCGATACTGGAGCCAAAATCTGGAAGGATGGTCATAGCTGCCCTGAGCCCGGGCATGGACCCTGTTTTAAAGGATGCCCGCAACAGTAAAGCCAGACGCGATGCCGTACGATCATTCGATTGTCATCGTTAAGAATGACAATCGAGGATACGAGCTTCTCTACTTCAACCGCCTCATGGGCTGCTCCAAAATTGGAGCGAGGTTGGGTAGGGGAGAAGGTATTCCAGATTTGCCAACAAAATCACCCACAAGATCCGGAGCTGAACAGCTCAGGGAGAAGTGGCAAGCATGGGTAGATCAGACCAATATTATAACCCGAAGAAAAGGGTCTAGGTCATGAATCTGAAATTAGTATTTGCAAGGCTATGAAATCTGTAACACTAATCAAAGACATACCCAAGTGATAGATACCCCTACAATGGGCAAGCAATGGGTCGTGAATGGGCTAAAAATGGGCTATCAATGCCCTAATAAACTCAAAATCAACGACTTACGCTGGAGTTAATTCACCTTGTTTCGTACTATTAAGTTATATCAGGAGCGCTCAGGACTGATCGATTGAGCCTCTTAAATTAACCACCGATCAGGCTCCTGTTAGTCGCAGCAGCAAAATCAAGAATCATGTTTATAAAATTTTTAAAATCACTAATGACCGCACTAAAATCGAAAGGCAAAAAGCCGGGCGAAAAGGGTTACACAATGGAGCTTTATAATGAAGTCGGAAGAGGGTGGGTACACTTTTGGCTCAAGAGAGACCCTCAGATTTGGCCCATCAATTTTAGAGCTTACTTAAAGACCAACAGAAAGTGGGGCTGAGAATGAAAATACAGAAGCAAAAATTAGATTTCGATCAGCATCCAGAAGACTTTTGGTCTGATGTTTTCACCGGAAACGAGAGTGATGTAGATGCCTCATTTGACGAGTTACTCGACCAAGTGATTACAACTGAAGCTCAAGTGCCACTCATGGCTGACGATGGCGGTAACCCTCAACCAGTAAGACTTTTTCCTACATTCCCTATTACTGCGGATGAATCTGATCATGAACTCGTAGAGAGTTTGAATGAGCTTCCGTACTGCTGGGCTTGGAACTGATTTAATAACCAATGACTAGTCTTCAAAACAAACTGCATGGTGTCTGGGGAGAACCCAGAACGGGGTTACTAGTCTACCTCTATGAAACACAGCTCGTTACGAAGACACGAACCGCCCATAGGCATGGTGTGCAGGGAGATCCTGCAACGGGTTTTTTCATAATTTGCCCTATGAAACACCTATGAGCGGTTCTTACACTTTCAAATGCAACCAATTCAAAACAGAAGTGACGACCCCGACAGGGGATCGTCACATAATCCAACTACTTTTTTCGCCGGAGCTAGACGAGGCGAAGTGGGTAATAAAGGAGAGGAGCTTCCAGAGCCTGACGGATGCACTCGAATTCATCCGGCAGGAGAGCTCGAGTATGACTACTACCTCTGGCTCGCACAGTCATACGACAATCCTCACCAGTCCCACGACATCAATTTAAATCATAATAACCCAAATATAGAACAGGAGAAATAGATATGAACCTATTAGTTAAAATTATCAGAAAATTCCCAGATAGAGAGGAGCAAGACGCTGCCGTCCGTAAGTTAATGGACGATGACGAATTGTACCAAAACTACTTGGAGCATAGAGATGAATATCTCGAGTACTTGGACGAAATTAGTGCCGAGTGTAAAAAGGACAAGAAGCTCATTGAGAGCGTTGTCATGGAATTAGAGGAGCGACTCGATAGAGCTGAAGATCTCATGGATAAACCCGGCTGGGCAGCACTCGATTTCGCCATCAGCCTTCGAGACTTAAATGCAGAGTTCTTTGGCGGTAAATTCGATGACAGTAAAATTTGCTGCTACCCACCAATGGGTGACATAGAGATGGCGAGCATTACTGGTCTAAGTAGAGGTCGTGTGGTTCAAGAGACCAAGCGTTGTAAGCGTAAACTTGGCGTTGTTGCGAAAAGAAAAGGGCTTACCGAAGAGCACGATTCGTTGACTCCATCAACCATCAAGGATTCCGAATGAAGGTTAAGGTAAAACAATTACAAGATTGCTTGTTGGATATCCAAAGAAAAGTCGAGGATGGTCACATGACTTACCATAGTCAGCAACTTATTATCTCAAAGATTTTAGAAGAGTGGGGCATTCCAAAGGATGTGGTGTGGAAAGAGTTTCAAGCCGCTCGAGATAAGGTTACTCGCCGTCATGCCTCCGACAAAGAGCTAATGGATTGCATAACTTGGAAATCTAATGGGCGACCATCGGGTCGCCCATATGAGAAGGCAGATCCTGATGTTACCAGAAATCAACAAGCGATAGATACTTGGACAAGTAGAGGGAATATAGGCGATTTGATTTCTTCATCGGATGAAATTCCTGACAATCCAAAGAAGATTATCGAAGATTTCTTCTACGAGCATGATTATCTTTTTATCACAGACGATGTTTGTCGCGGCGAGATTCTATCTGCTGGCGATTGGGTTTACGAAAGAGACTTGGATAATATGCAATATATCTGTCAGTCCGTCCTTCGTGACCCACAAGCTGGTCGCAATAATGCCAATGTTGAAAAGCAAAGATATTATGTTTTTGAAAGCGATGAACTTCCCAAAATGTGGGACGAGCAAGCTGGTCTCATTGTCAGGCTTTCTCAAGAGCTTCCGCTAAGACTGGTTGTTTATTCAGGGAACAAGTCACTTCATGCCTACTTTGATGGCGGCGTAAATCGTAAGGATAAGGTCAAGCGATGGTTTGAGGTAGCCAAGACTCTAGGCGGAGACAGCCAGGTTTTGGATAAGCGATGCCAGCTTGTCAGGTTTCCTCTTGGTTTCAATTCCAAGACCAAACAAAAACAAAAAGTAATCTTCTACAGAAAGCCAACCCATGGATGACTCAGTAAACTTCATTAAACATTTCGTCGATAAAGCATCAGAATTGCAAAATATCTCAAAGGAATCAAAGGACTCGAAAGAGTCCAAGAAACCCAAGGTAGATTTACCAGGTCCAAACCCAGAAGATGTAAAGCAAATGAAAGAGGAGCGCGAAGACCGAATGACAATCTTGCCGCCAATAATTCCCGGCAACGAATTCCCTCCGAAATACGATATCAAGCCAGCAGAGTATCTTGTTGATGGCTTTATTCAAAAGAACGACCTCGCTCTTTTGTCTGCACCAAGCAAAACGGGTAAGAGCTGGATATGGAATAATATCGCAATGGCTTGTGCTGCTGGGATCCCTATCTTCAATCGTGAAACTCGAAAATCTAAAGTTCTACTTATAGATTTTGAGCTCAGAAAAGATAGAATACAGGAGCGTCTCATTGATATCGCACTTGCTCGAGGTTTAGATGGCGTGCCAGACGACCTTCATTTGTGGTCTCTATCTAGAGTGACCTACGATCTTGAGCTTATCATTGAAAGCTTGAAGGTGGAGCTCTTAGACAAAGACCCATACGATTTAATAGTAGTGGATCCGCTATATTGCATAGACACAAAGGATTCGAGTTTTGATGAAAATTCCAGCCGTCATGTCACCTCTTTGTTTCAAGAGCTTGAGAACCTTGTTTGTGAGTCCGATGCAGCCTTAGGCGTTTGCCATCACTTTCGAAAAGGAAACCCTAACTCTTCAGATGCCCAAGATAGATCAAGTGGTAGCGGCGCTTTCGCTAGATACCCAAGCCTATTGTTGAGTGCCACAAGACATGAAGAGGAAGACTGCTTGATAATCGAATCAACTGCTAGAAATCAGAAATCACCTGATCCATTTGTCGTGCAGCTTGAGGCTCCCTTAATACTTTCTAGACCTGATTTAGATCCTAGTAAGTTCCGTAGGTATGGATCGCGAGGAAAGCCCCGATTTGACCCTTCCTCGGTCATTATGGGTCATGTGCCTGAAAAAGGTAAGATCGGGCGAAATAGGCTCTTCTTCCTATGCTCAAAGGACGGCGTAGACGAGCAGCACTTCAATGAGGGTGTAAATGTACTCCTTGAGAAGGACCTCTGTTTTACCGAGGAAGGCGATGACCCCAGCGAAACAGTTTATTATTATCGTTAACCCCTGAGAATATGTCCGAAGAAGATTCCAATAAGTTACTTACCCGTGCTGAAGTCATGAAGATGCTTAACTGCTGCAAGAGAACGATCAGAAGACTCGAGGTCAGCGGTAAGCTGCCGAGAGTCCAATTGACCCAGAGATTTATCCGCTACCGCAAAAAGGATATTCTGAGGTTGATCGACAAGTCTGTGGTTAAGCAAGCAGCTTGGTAATAGCTTAGGTTTAATGTTGTTTCGGCTAACAACAAAATCTAAATAACAATCATGTTTAGATGTTTCTTAGCCGCCTTCGCTTTAACTTTCGCCTCCTGTAATTCCGACAAAGGCACTACAATCAATGTTGTTGATGATAGCGGAGTGACTTGGCAAATGGGGGTGAAGGAAGGGGACTGGTTCAAAGAAAATGGTAAGTGGACTTGCTCACTTAATCTTTGCAGCCCCGCCGATGCTCATGCCATCAATGCTATTCAAGCACACATGGGGCAATGACTTCCTTTGTTTTAAAGTTATGATTGTTGGCAATATTTTCATGCTTTGGGTTGGTGGAAGTTTTATTTACTATTCGATAACGGAAGGTTTTGGTAAAGGTACTGCCGAAACTGTTATCAGTATTCCAGTTTCAATTTTAGGAGCAATCATTGTATGGGCTAATTTGAAAGCCATGCTAAAAGAATAGCCAATGGATCTATTGACATTGTTCTTCTGGTTCACAGTTGCCTCGGCAATTATCTTTCAAGTGTTAGGTGAACGAGGGATTGTAAAGGTTGGCTGTGGAACATTAGTTTACATTTATTTAGGACTCTTAGTCGTAGTAATACTAATTCAGCAATTCGGTTCAAGAGATCCTAACTCTCTTTTCGTGAGAAAAAACTTAGTAATTGCTGCACAAGTACAATACAAATTAGCATCTGAAAAAGACCTGAAAAAAGGTCTTTTAATTGCCAAAGGCATTAATTTTGCATCATCAAAAGATGTTGAGCCTTATGAAATTATTTTTAGGTCAGAAAGCGGTAAAGAGAAGCAAGTGTTTCTAGAACCGGATTACGCGCTGAGGTTTGGCACTACTAGGTCGACTTACGATTATGATGGTAAGGAGTATATCATCAGAATGGATACATACATGACCAATCAATTTCACGAAAACTATTACCGACCAGAAACGGATCTAAAGCAGCTGACTGAGCTGCGAGATTACTACGAAAAGAAATACGATTGAGCCCTCTATGACACGAGAAATTCAGGTCTCAAAAAAGTGTGTCTAAGTTGTGACTAAATTGTGTCCATCCGGTATCCCAAGAGTCCATAAAAGGCTTCGTAAGTGCTTGATAATCAGTAATTAAGTGAGATTACAAATCAACTGCTCTACCAGCTGAGCTAAGGTGGCCAATAATGTGAAAATAGAAAAAAGATTTAGAAATGGCAATCGGAGAATGTGCTATTCTTCAACTGGTTGGCAAAGAAACAGTTTTTC